AGGCTCACTTCAAATTGAAATTGAAGGCGTAAAAACCGTATTTAAAGCTCCGCATGTTGCGTTTATACGCAAAGAAGTTATCCACGAGCTTACAGCGTTGGAAGATGACACCCTTGCTTATTGCATCCACGGGTTACGTGACGGTGATGGGGTAGGTGATATTATTGCTCCAGAAAACATTCCAGCAGGGATAAATGCGCTGGCTGAGGGTATGGCAAAAAGCTTGCTAGCGGACAGTCAATAACGCATCTTGTGATTAAAATACTTAAAAATTTCCTTACAGCGGAAGAGTGTCAGCAGTTAAATGAAATAGCTATACGCTACTTTAGGGATGGTATTTTACAAATTGGTGGGTATGGTGGGCGTTATACAACAAGGCATGTACATAGTAGTTTTAAATTTGACCCTTTTGTATACGAGATATCCACGAAAATTAGACGCGCAGCTAATATTGATAAATATGCCTTGGAATACCCAAGGGGTAAAGATGGTGTTAATGTTGCTGTAACTATTAAAGACGGTTATATAGCGCTGCATACAGACCCAAGAGCCGAAGACGGGAGTGTCACATATAGATGTAATGTAATCACACAAAAAAGTGACATTGGGGGTGACCTTATCATGGACGGTAAAGTTGTAGACTTGGGTGTAGGTGATGTTCATTGCTATGCGGTTTCCGAGATACCCCATATTGTTACGGCAACAGAAGGAAGTACCCCAAGAATCCTTTGGATGTTTGGTGCACATATACCGTTAGCTGATTGGAACAACAATAAAATAAGGATGAAAAATGTCGGGTAAAAAATACACACTATCTTCGGGTAAAGAACTTTACGTGTTTGATGATATGCTGCCACTACAGTCAAGAGACTACCTATACGATTTTGTTAGCAGCTCAAAGTTTGTTCTTGGATGGATGGACGGTAACACACAGGAAGCTAGAAACCATTCATTTTTGCACTCTAACTTCAGTGATGAAGATAATTCTAATGCCGGGTTGTTAGATTTTTACCGGACTAGCGAACTAGCGGAGCTAATTGCCGGACTTTCTGTAGTAAAGTCGGTGGTTAATCTTTCTGTATCCTCAGATGTTCATTTTGTGCATGCACACCCAGAAAAGCTGGTTGTTTTGTATTATGCAAACCTAGTATGGGAGCCGCATTGGTATGGTGAAACCGTGTTCTTTTCAGAAGACTTAAAAAACATAGAGTTAGCTTTACCATACACCCCCGGCCGAATTATTGCTTTTGATGCGTCTATCCCCCATGCAATCCGCCCGCAGTCTATTGCTGCTGAAAAACACAGATTTACATACACTATGGTTTTTGATTAAATAATGCGGTAAACTACACGGAATTCAAGGAGTTAAACTATGACGGTTAAATTTACTAATAACGCGTCGGGAACTTTAGCGAGTTCCGTTACTACGTCGTCTACAACCATTACTTTGACTACAGGGCAGGGTGCTCTTTTTCCGTCATTGGCTTCTGGTGAATATTTCTATGCTACGTTGGTAGATAGTTCCAATAACCTTGAAATTGTTAAGGTAACAGCTCGTGCGACTGACGTTTTAACTGCGGTACGTGCTCAAGATAGCACATCAGCTAGAGCGTTTACAAGTGGAGCTAAGTTAGAGCTTCGCCCCGTGGCTGCAGCTTTGAACGGCATTCTTCAAGACGCTAAAGACTACTCTGACACTAGCGCTGGCTCCCTTATTAATGCACATATTTCAGACCCGACAGATGCTCATATGGCATCTGCTGTAGGTTTTACTCCTACAGGTTCTATTGCTGCTACTAATGTCCAAGCTGCTTTAGCAGAGTTAGACACAGAAAAATTAGCGGCTACAGCTACAGTAACAGGTTCAAGCGGTATTACAACTTCTGGTACTTTAGGTTCAGGAGTAACAATTACTCCAACAGCTGGGTATAACGGACATGGAGTTCGTACAGTTTCAACTTCAGCACCGTCAGGTGGTTCAGACGGTGATATCTGGTATCAGGTATAAATGCCAAAAATATACGTCAAAGACTCCGGCACTTGGAAACAAGTTCTTCGTATCTGGGTTAAACAAGCGGGTACTTGGAAAGGCGTTGCTGCTGGCTTAGTTACTTCTGGCGGTATTGGAAAGCAGTTCTATCCAGACACAATTAGTACAGTTGTTTATTCATCTGCAGGCACATACTCATATATAGTTCCAGCGGGGGTTACTCAGCTACAAATCACATATCCTACGCTAACTAGCGTGGTGACACAGACTGTTTCTGTAACTGCGGGGGCTACATATACTGTAACTATCGGTGCATATGGTTCCGGTTCTTCGTTTGGCGCTTTACTAACCGCAGCTGCTTATACAAAAACAATTGGTTCTTGGGCTGGAAACGTTGACTCTCAGGTAGATACTACTTGGGGTGTTTCAACTACAGCAGGTAATACAACGTTTTCTGGTACAGGAAACGGTAATGATTTAGCGGCGGACGCTGCAAATGCAGGGTGCTACTACACTGAATCTAACGAAGGCGGCCACGGAGACTTAACTGCAACAATTAGTATTAATACCGTACAGACTAGCACTTTAGTAGCTCCGTTAGACGTAGCAGTTATTAATTTTTCTGGCCGTGGTGACTCTGGTGTAAATATTACCCAACAGCCTACAGCTGGTAACTCATTCCGAGTTGTAGCCCGTGCATATGACGGTGGGTATAGTGAAGGTACTCAGTCTTGGGATTTACAACTAAGACAAACTGTTTCTTTACAGATTAAAGCTTTAGGCGCTAACTTCCAAACATATCCTACGGCTGGTTCATACTCATTTACAGTGCCAGCTGGCGTTACTTCACTCACTGCAACAGTAGTCGGCGGTGGCGGTGGCGGTGGCGGTTCTATATTTTCTGGCGACGGCCATGGTGCGGCTAACGGCGGTTCTGGCGGTTTCTATTCTAACCAGTCTTTTGCTGTAACACCCGGTGAGACTTTAGCTCTTACAGTTGGTGCGGCTGGTGCAGGGGTAAGTAGTGGTACAGGTGGTACAGGTGGTAGTTCATCTATAAACCGTGGTGCTACTAATTTATACACTGCTACAGGTGGTACAGGTGGCGGCGGCTGTGCAGGTGATAATGCCCCAACTTTTGGTGGTACAGGTGGTTCACCAAGCGGTGTTAATGGTTCTTATACTGCGTCATGGATGGTTAACCGTAATACACCAGGTCAAGGATATAACGGCGCTGGGCAAAACGGTACAGGTTATGGTAACGGCGGTTTAGGTGGTAATAGCACTGGTGGCGCAGCGCAAGGTGGTACCGGTCTAGTTGGCGGTACTGGTTATATCTCTTTATCGTGGTAATTTAATATGGAAAACTTTTTAGCAACTTTATTTCTTAGCCGCGACTTAGCTCATAGTGACCATTGGCGTACAGATAGCTATTCACAGCATATGGCTCTTGGTGAGTTTTATGATGGTATTGTAGGCTTAGCAGACACACTGGCCGAGATGTATATGGGTAGAAATGGTGTCCTAAAGCCATTACCACTATTGGATGATGACGAACAGGAATCTCCAGAAGCCACATTACGTGCACATCTTAAGCTTATCGAAGACGCTAGATACACAGTCGTTCCCAAGACAGACACAGCAATACAAAACGTAATTGACGAAATTGTAGGTCTGTATTTAACTACTTTATACAAACTTAACAGACTTAAATAATCATGTCAGAAAAACTACCTCTTACTGATGAGCAGCTTGAGCATATTGTTGAAAAAGTGACTGAGCGCGTTATACAGAATGTATACATTGGCATTGGCCAAGGTGTTGTTAAGCGTTTCTTCTGGGTTGTTGGTATTGGAGCGTTGTGTTTATTTACATGGTTAGCAGGTTCAGGAAAGTTACCATCATGAAAAAAGTTATATTTATTCTTGCATTATTATCAGGAGCTATATATGCGCAGGATACGACCATTAACTACAAGGGACAGCCTCCGCCATCTGCAATCGCACCTTCTATGTCGGCCTTTTCCCAGGATGTATGCGGTATCCCAGTATCAGGAGCTTACAGTTCTTCTGTTTTTGGTATTGCGACAGGCGTAGTTGTAACAGATGAAAACTGTGAGCGCATTAAATTAGCCAAGACTTTAAACGACCTCGGATTAAAAGTTGCTGCTGTAGCTGTATTATGTGATGATAAAAGAGTTTGGACAGCTATGGAAATGTCCGGCTCACCATGTCCGATTGCAGGCATGATAGGTGATGCTGCTAGAGATGCTTGGATTAAACAAGAACCTAAGAAATTTGAGAAATTATATGGTTACGTTCCTGAGAAGTCTAAGCCTGCTGTGCCTGCTACTACTAATAAGGAGTAACGCTTATGCGCAATATAATGCGTGCTATTGCACGACTTCTTGGTTTTCAAACCCAACATACGGTTCAGCCTGTACAGCCAACGCCGATTGCTGGGCCTGCGCCCCAGGAGCTTATTCAGCAGTTTGGCAAAGTGCCTTCTGTTCAGGATACAGACCCCCAGCGCCAGTTGTCACTTGCACAACCACGTTCACAGAAAAAACAGAAAGCTGTCAAGCAAACTACAGTGGTATCAAAAGGTACAAGCAAGAAACAAAAACCTGCTCAGACGGGCAAGTCACAGTCTACCCGTGGCAGCTCTACTCCGACTCCTGCATCCAAAACCCGCCAACATGCCAAACAAGCAGCCAAACCCAAACGCTAAGTTGTCCGACGGGGTACACGGGGGCAATAGCTCAGACTCAGACATCAACATGTCCGAACCCATATGGCAGTCCCGTATGGTCAGCTTGGGTGACTACATCAAACACATGCGTGAAGTCACTGAGCAATCCTACCAATCCTACCTCTCCGGTAAGTCCAGTGAATCCAGCGAGTCCAGTAAGTCAGACAACGACTGTAGCGAGTCCAGTAAGTCAGACAACAAATGTGACAACTGGTGCACCAGTAGCAAGTGCGTCCATGGATGTAACAGGGAGTGCAACTGCAACGGAAACTGCGCCTGCATCGACGACGAGTTCCTCCCCAACAGCGTCGACGAAAACCGAGACAAAGACAGAAAGCAGTTCGACAACTTCGCAGACGCCCAAGGTATCCCAGTCCCCATCTTCAGTGAAGAAGGACAGTTTGAGTATCGGTGGACTAGGCCGAGCGTTATCGTTGGAGCTGTTTGTGAAGCCTGGAATAGTGCAGCCAAATGTGTTTCCGGATGTTTCTATCAACCAGTCAATTCCAAAAGAAATGCGAGTAAATAACGATTTTTTAATGGAATTATTAAACCTACCTTTGAAAAACCAGGCTGACAAACTTAAACGGATGTCAGACGATACAGTGGAGTATGAGCAATGAGCGATTTAGACAAAATTGAAGCGGCTACAGGTAAGATTCAAAAAGTCTTAGACTGGGCTAAACAAAACACCATGCTAGCAGGTATCGTTATTACGATTGTGCCAGCTGTAGCTACATTTGGCTACCACACAATTACCAAAGCAAATGAGCTTATTGGTATGTACAACGACTTTAGTGAAGTTGCTTCTGACGCGGCCTCAGCCAAGCGTAAGGTTGTAGCCCTAGAAGAGAAAGTGAATGAGCAACGTGAAGTTATTGCCAAGCTTCAAGACAGAACTAGCGATGCCACAATCAATGCGCGTGAAGCAAAAGTTGTTTCTGATTCTGTACAAAAAGAACTTCGTGCTGGTTTGTCAGCACAAAAGGTGGAGTTAGAAGTAACTACACAATCACTACGTTCTGAGATGAACACACTAAAACGCGTCACAACTAACAGACTGGGTAACTAATTATGATGACAATTTTATCAACTGTGTTATCGTTCTTGATGGGCGGTGTGCCTAAAATTTTGGATATGTTCCAAGACAAATCTGACAAGAAGCATGAGCTTGAACTAGCTCGTATGCAGACTGAACGTGAAATGCAAATGATGGCGGCCGGATATGCAGCGCAAGCAAAAGTTGAAGAAATTAGAACAGACCAAATTGCAATCCAAGCAGAGGCTCAAACACATGCTGCTCTATTGGCTCATGACATCGAAAGTGCTAAAGGCGCCTCTCAGTGGGTTATTAATGCTCGTGCAATGGTTAGACCTGCTATTACATATGGTATGTTTTTACTTCTTGTGTTTGTTGATGTATTTGGTTTTATCTACGCTTGGAAGACCGGTGTGGCATTTGATTCTGCTTTAAACATCCTTTGGGACGACGATAGTCAGCAAGTATTTGCTAGCATTATTGCGTTCTACTTTGGTGGGCAGGCATTTAAGAAATGAAAGTAAGTGACAAGTGTATCGAGATGATTAAACACCATGAAGGGGTTAGGGCTAAGCCATATCAATGCCCAGCTCTTTTATGGACTGTTGGCGTAGGGCATGTGATTGACCCAGCTCACGGACGTTTGAAGCTCGAAGAACGCAGGAATTTACCAATCCCAGCCGGCTGGGATAGAACATTAAGCCAGGGAGAAATTGATGAAATACTCAGAAAAGACCTTGCTCGCTTTGAAGCTGGTGTATCTAGGCTTTGTCCCGTTGGCGCTAGCCAAGGTCAGTTTGATGCACTTGTCAGCTTTTCATTCAATGTTGGGCTAGGAAATTTACAAAACAGCACATTGCGAATGAAACATAACCGCGGTGAATATGAAGCTGCAGCTGAACAATTCTTGCAGTGGAACAAGGCTGGTGGTAAAGTGTTAAAAGGGTTAGACAATCGTCGTAAGGACGAGAAAGCCCTTTATCTTAGTTCAAACACATAGGAGTCCGTAATGGCTTATTCAAAAGAAGATTTATTGAAGTTAGAAGGTGCTGAAGTTGTTGGCGGCAATATCATTCATGGCGTTCTAGGTGACCGTGTTTTCGTTGGTAAAATCAACGATGAAGGCGTTTTTTATATCACTGCAGAAGGCGAAGAGCGATTAAAAGCGGCTGAAGAAGCTGCTAAGCCAAAAGCTAAAGTAAAGAAAGCTGCTGAAGAACCAGCTGCTGAGTAATTAAAAAGGGTAGGCTATGCCATACATTAAGCTAGACAATTTCTCTGGTACTGTACCTAGGACAGGGCCTACCCAGCTTGAAGCAAATCAAGCGCAAACAGCAAGTAACGTTAAATTACAATCTCGTGAACTACGTTCATGGAGAAAACCTACGGAAGTATATGCACCGACTACAGCGGGTGTAGAAACAATTTTTAAACTTGAAGGTGCAGGTGGTGCTTACAAATGGCTTACGTGGGCATCAGATGTTGATATTGTTCCAGGTCCAGTAGCAGATTTTACAGACTACCGTATTTATTATACCGGTGATGGTGCTCCCAAAAAGACTAACTGGGCATTAGCGACGACATCGGGTACAGGAACAGACCCGTTTCCAGATTCTTGGTTGTATATGGGTGTACCAAACCCTACAGGTGCCCCCACCCTGGCGGCATCCAGTTCTACTGCTCCAGCAGAAGTTCGTGCATATGTATATACATATGTGTCTACTTTTGGGGTAGTTAAAGAAGAATCAGGCCCAAGTCCCGCAGCCACAGTAACAGTTAATACAGCTTCTGGTACAGTGACTGTTTCAGGATTTACAGCAGCTCCAACAACTGGATATAACATCACTCACCGTCGTATATATAGAACAATTACCGGTGCTTCTTCTGTTACATACAGCTTTGTGGCTGAAATTCCTGTAGCTACAACTAGTTACGTAGATTCATTAACAGCTACACAGCTTGGTGAGAACTTACCATCTTTAAACTTTGAACCGCCACCATCAGACTTAAAAGGTCTTGTTGCTATGCCAAACGGCATGCTGGCCGGCTTTAGAGACAATGAAGTTTGGTTCTGCGAGCCATATTTACCACATGCATGGCCTGCTGATTACATGATGACTACTGAGCATCAGATTGTTGGTTTAGGTGTTTATGACACAACTTTAGTAGTTTTGACTACAAAAAACCCATATTTGATGACTGGTACTAGCCCGTTAGCTGTATCAGAAACTAAGCTGCCACTAGTTCAACCTTGCGCATCAAAACGTTCAATTGCGTCTGACCAATATGGTGTGCTTTACGCTTCTCCAAACGGACTTGTTTCCATTGGTTCTGGCACGCAAGACGTTATCACTACTGCGTTATATACCCGTGATGAGTGGCAGACACTAACTCCGTCTAGTATGTTGGGCACAATTTATAACAACTTGTATATGTGTTTTCATAATACGTCTACAGGTCGTGAAGCATTAGTTATTGCGCGTGGCGATATTCCACCGTTATCATTCTTGAGTTTTGATGCGACTGCTGTATATGTAGAACGTACAACCGGTAATATTTATGCGTTGTCTCAATTTGACAATAAGATTTACCAGCTTGACTCAGACCAGGTTAACAACACCATTTATGAATGGAAGTCTAAAAAGTTCGTTTTACCGAACCCAATGAACTACGCGGCATTTAAAGTTCAGGCTGACTATGCGTATATGGACAACCAGGCTGCGTATAACGCTTACGTCGCAGCTATTATTGCTAGTAACCAAGCTTTGTTTGCGGCTGCTGTAGGCGGTTTAGGTGGTAACTTAAACGATGATGTATTGAACACCCATATGTTAAACGGCAGTATCCTACAAGATATTCCAACAAATGCAGACGTTCGAAACATCCAGGTTATTTTTTATGCGGATGAACAGCAGGTATATTCTACTGGTGTCACAAGTCAAGAGCCTATCCGTATGCCAGTTACTACAAAAGCGTATGTCTGGGAAATTAAAATATCAGGAGATC